AGGTACATTATCAGAAGGTACATCATCAGGTACATTATCAGAAGGTACATCATCAGGTACATTTTGAACATCTTGAACATCAGTTACATCATCTATTTCTTCTTTAATGACAGTTATTTTCGGTACCTTTGACATTTATATTATAAAATATAAAAAAGAATTATTTATTTAAAATATAATTTATTTATATATACATAAACACCAATACATATTTTGACCACAGAAATTACATGTTATAGGTTTAATTTGTTTATATTTATGTTTATCTTTATGTTTATCTTTTTGTTTATGTTTGTATTCAATTGATGATATCATATAATATGCAACAATAAAATCCATTATTTATTTTTATAATTAATATAATTAATATTCAAATTTTTATTAAATAAATCATATTCAAATTTACTATTATTATTATGGGTAATTTGACATTGCTTAAAATATTCAATTTGTTGTTCATTTGTAAAATCTAAATATTCAATACATTTACAGAAATGACTATTGCATGGGAAAATGTCCATAGTTTTAATTGGAGATGTTTTAAATGGATTCCCTGCCAAGCGAATGTTCCTGCGAATGTTATTCATATTAGTTTATTAGTTATTTATAATTATATTTCAAATTAAATATTAATGATATTATATGAAAAAGAAAACTAAATCTAAGAATAGTATACAAAGTAATAAGAAAAGTAAAAATAAAACAAAATGTATGATAGGTGGGTCAAATAGTAGATCAAACAGTAATGAATTAAGAAAAATGAAAGAAAAAAGATTATCTAAATTTGATCCAGAATATTCGCGATTAAGGAATACTATGGCAAGCCGTATACAAACAAGATATAAAGAAATGAATGATAGAGAACAGCAAAATAAAGTAGATTTTTTAAGTGGTATTGAATTGCGTCAAAATTTTAATACATTGCCTTTAGAGATTACTACAAAGATATACAAATATTTCATAAACCCTGGGGAACCTACTCTTGAAACATGCGCCAACGTCAAAAAAATATGTAATATTAGCCCTGAATATTGCAAAACATATAATTTGAAAGAAAGATATCATAAAATATGTAAGGAAATGAAAAAAACAAATTTATTAATACATAAATTTTATAATGATATACCTAAAAGTCAAAGAATATATGAAGAAGGAGGAGAAGGGGAATCAATATCATATGAACCAGAAGAATATATTGAAAGTATGGATTTAGATAGAGTTGAAAAAAATGTATTAATGCAGGTGATTAATCCAATAGAAGAGCAATTAAATGTAACAAATACTTTTGGACCATATGATGACGATGATATTGTGTGGGCACATATATTAAATCGTATACATGAAACAAGTATATATGATCCTACTTACAGTTTAGGATCTATTATGGATATATTTGGAAAGAAATTGTATGAATCAAATAGTAATAGATATTATCCATTAATTATAGAAAAGTTAAAACAAAAAATATTAAGTAGATATTTTGATATTGATGTTTAGATTAATTTATTTTTAAAAATAGGTAATTTAATTTCTTTATTAATTTTAATAGGTTTTTTCATAATCTTAGGTATTACAAGTTCTTTATTTAGATAATATATTTTTTTTCGATATTTACAATAATTACTTCGAATAATTTCCATTAATTCAGGGAATTCATTTATGACAAATCTTGCATATGTTATATCTTTATTTGAATAATCTATAGATTCAATTAATAAATCATAATCTATATATAACCATATTGATTTATCTGGTTCAGGTGCTATAAAAATCATTAATTATTCTTATTTATATTAATAAATTAATATTAAATTTTATATAATTTGATTTATATATATTATTTTTTATTTAATAAATGGCACTAACATTAGAAGAAGAAGTAGTTCTAACACTATTAAGTTTATCGAGGGAAATGGTATCAAAGAAAAGAGTATCATTCAAAAAAGAAATTGTAAATAAAAAGATAATTTTTAAAGTAGATAAAATCAGACATTATCCACATTATGTCAAAGATAAAATCAAACCATTAGATAAAAAGATACAATTAAAAATTGCAATAATTGAATTGGAAAGATTAAAGTCATTAAAACAAAAATAAAATCATTGTAATAATAAATGGGTTCAAGTATAAATAAATGGAATTCGCTTAATATATTTGATGTAACACCAATTATAAAAAGCGTTGAAAGTAGTCCAATGATATTTATGCTATTTTTTATGTTTATATTATTATTTCTAGGACTAATATTCACCATCACAAATAAAAAAGGTAATATAGATATAGAAGATGAATCTTATTAAGGTAATTCAGAATCACTTGAATCAGGTAATTTATATTCAATGTTTTTAGTATTACAATTATAACATAATAGAATAATACTAATAGTAATTAAGATATAAGTAATTATATTATACATATAAATACTATCATGATATAGATTTGCATTAATATTGGTTACAATATCTATATTATGTGGACAATTGTTGCCAGCTTCATCCACTTTTAAAACTTTAACTAATGCATATCTAACATAACCTTGATAACTTAAATAATTATTTTTCCAGGTATGATTTGCTTTAATAAATATATCACAAGAATATGAAACAGTACAACAATTTTTATAAATATCGGCAATATCTTTATTAAATCTTCCAGTACATTCGGGTTCCTCATGGGTATCAGAATAATCATCAATTAAATTAAATAAATATGGACAATTACTACCTTTATCATCTTCTTTTTCAATATCAATATAATATGTAGTATCATATACAGTATTATTATTATCAGAATTATGGCAATCATCATAAATCTTACAACATCCAAATTCAGACCCATGACATGAGTTATAATTTTCATATTTGGCATTATCTTTTTTTGTAATTATTAAATAGTCATGATAACAATAAATAATAGCAGATAAGAATACTGAAAGTAAGATAGAAATCTCAATACACTTATTACTCATCATTTTGTATTAAATAGTTAATTAAAAGAAGATATAAATTTCAAATTAATTATTCCATTAATATTTTATTTATTATAATATAATGGTTAATATAATGGTTAATACAATTCATATACTCATGATTATCGTAATCGCATACATATTGTATCTATTATTAGGTAACCAATGTCAATGTGGTAATGGTTTCCAAGTTGGCATGGAAAAATTTCCAATATGTAATAAAAACGAAATATATCTACAAATATCCGGATGTGATAACAAAAATGCATCTGAATGTGAAACATATTTTAGTGGTGGATGGGATGATGGAAATTATAATTGTATACTTAATGAAAATGAAAATAAATGTAAACGTAGTACTAACCAGTGTAAAACACTAAAACAATGTCCTACAACATATAGTGCCAGTAATACATTTAAATGGTTAAAGGAAAATGGTATAGATGTTAGCAATCCTACAAAACTTGAAAATATATATTTACATACCAAAGGTATTACTGAAATACCTACAGATGTTAGTTTTTGTAGTTTTACAAGTCTCCGAGAAATATGGTTAAACGATAATAAATTAACAACTTTACCTGTAGGTATATTCAATAGCTTAAATAGTTTAGAAACTTTAAATTTATATAATAATACTTTAACAACTTTAGATAAAGATATATTCAATGGCTTAACCAGTCTTCAAAATTTAACATTAAACGATAATAAATTAACAACTTTAGATAAAGATATATTCAATGGCTTAACCAGTCTTCAAAATTTAACATTAAATAATAATACATTAACAACTTTAGATAAAGATATATTCAATGACTTAACCAGTCTCGAAGAATTATATTTAGAAGGGAATACTATTAGTATAAAAAATTTACCTTTAGGTATATTCAATGATTTAAACAGTCTAAAAACTTTAACTTTAAATGATAATAATACTACATTAATGAAAGGATTGTTTCAGGACACAACTATTAAAACGGTTGATATGTTCGATAAAGTAGCGAAGGCGGATAAATATGAATATGTTCAAAAGTATAGTAGTCAATCGGACTCGCCGATTCCCTTTTCGTGGCATTTAATATTTTAAGACTCATGAATCTTATTAATTATTCCTGTGTTTTTCAATGATTAAATTTTGATATTTTAAATAAATTTCATTTTTTGCCAATGTAACACCATCTAATTTATATTTTAAATCTTCATTTTCTTTTTGCAATATATAATAATCATTATAAATATTATAAAATTCAATAAAAGGTTGAATAAAATATTTCATATATATTATAATGTTTTATTTTTTAAATTAAATGATTTTAGAATGACCCGATGCTTCTAAAAATCGTATATCAATGTTATCATTGTCGCATTTAATTATTTTTTCTCTTAAATAACAAACAAAAGATAACCTAGTATACTTAGTATAAATACCTTCTGTACCAACATCTGGATTATCTTTATAATCTGAATCTAATGTATCATTATAAGATTTATCTTCATCTGTTTCATATATTTCTGTATTTGAATGCCAACAATGAACATCCATTGCAACAAAATCCTGATTTCTTAAATCTATACCTACACCAAATTGTGGGAAAACAGTGTAACCACCGTGATATTTACCCCGTTCAATAACAGTCAAATTACCAAACCCTCCTTTAAAATCACCGCCATCTTTATGTAATGCAGTTCTAAAATTACGATTAATAGTAATTGTAGAAAAACTAGTTCCGGGTATTTTAAATTTATCTTTTAAATTTGCTCTATCTAATTGTATTTGGTGGGCTGATGGTATTAATTCTTGAAATAATTGATCTATCCTGTGTATAAAAGGTAAACCATTTTTATAGTTATCATAATTCGTTCTAGTAAAATGTGTTAATCTACATGGTAATTTAGAAAAATTATTTGCAGCTTCAAAAAAACCAACAGGATTTGATGCAACTTGATTATTAACTTTCATTTTACTTTTAGTACCATCAGATTTAAGATAACTTGTAGACCATTTTTTTGTTTCAACTAAATCTCTTTTAGACCAATATTGACCTTCAGTATTAATTGGACCTGCTGAAGCACCTCTACCTCTACTAGGTTTCGCTAAATCTTTATATGATTGCCAACCAATATCAATTAAATCATCTGAAATAACTTTTTTTCTGAATTTCAATAATAATTTATAAACACCATCAACATTATAATAAACATCTGTATCTTCTTTAACAATTGGATGTTTTATTAAAGATTCATTAATCCAAGTGCCCTCAAGTTTTGCAACATCTACATCAGATAATATTTTATTCACAAATAATCTTTTAACATTATTCTTCATTATATTAATAAAAGATAAAAAATTAGAGAAAAATCAATATGATAAATGAGATAATTAACCATTTATTATCAATTAGAACACCTTTATCAGATTTCATATAATTCATGCTCCTATACTTATTATTTGAGGAGAAGCGCTATTATAATCTAACTTAGTAGGATTATCTAGAATTATACCACCTGATTTTGTATATATTCCACTCGTATCGCCACAAACACCCGTATTATCAACTATTACATAAGTTTTTTTAATATTTTTATTTGACCACAATGATAAAGAATATTTACCGTACGACAATTTACCCGGATTAGCCCCTGCTGAAAGTTTTTGTATACCTAAAGTTTTTAATTTCCGTAATACTTTTATTTGTGCACTTATTTTTGCGAATATAACTGGATCTGGACTAAACATGTTTAAAGGTGTACAAACTGTACCTACACAATGGGTAAACACCTCTTTATTGTTTGGTCCAGATCCAGTTGTCCAACTAATATTTTGACCAGCTGGATTTAATCCCAATATTTCTACATTTACCATAGTTCCGTGTGGACAAGTGAATCCACCAACACTAAAACCATTGCTACACGAACATCTTCCTATAAAGTGATATAGTAATAATGCAACGATTGATAACATTATAACATATTCAATTTTCAACTCTGTTACACCAAACATTTTATAATTAACCATATATATTTTTTTACAATAATTTGATATTTAACATATTAATATATTTATTTA